GCGGACACTCAAGGAAGGTTTCGCGCGCCGCTTCCAGTGGTGGTGCCTTCAGCGGGTAGCGCAACAGGTTGAAGCGCGGAACGAAATACTCGCTGCAATGCGGACACGGCCAACACCAGTGGTGCCGCGTCCCCTGCTGCCATAGTTGCCAGATCGGACTTTCAATGTCCTCGTTCACAGCAACTTCCCAAAAGAACAGACCCGATGTCGGCTCTTGCACTGCGCCGACCCTGCCGCGCTTCGGTGTCGATGTCACCACGCAAACGAAATCCGCGTAGGTGTCGCCGCGTCTCTCGACCAGCCCAAGCGGCCCGCCCTGCTGGTTCACGTTGTCGCGCATTTCGTCGTACTCATCGACCAGTGCGAGCACGGCTGGATCGGACTTCAGCGCGGTTGACGATCCGGAGTGCGCCAGACGAAATGGCACGCCTGCCACAACCTTGCGCGTCTTTGTCATGCGCTTGCCACGCGCGACCTTCGCCATCAGCGTCGGTGCTTCGTCCAACAGGTTCATGACGCGCGGTTCAAACTGCTCCGTCAGAAACTGCTTGTTCGGTCCCACGTACAGGATTGGCCCCGGTCGCTGATCGAGCCGTGCGCCCGCCACGTCAAGCATGGCTTCGCTCTTGCCGGTCTGCGCGCCGAACACCATGACGACGCGCTTGTAGACGCCGGATGCGATCACGCGCTCTGGTTCGATCACGTATGGCGTCAGCAGCGGATCACGTGGTCCCGGTACTGCCGCTGTCGGCGGGTACGTCCGGTTCGCTGCTGCCCACAGGTCCGGCTCCGTTGGCTCTGACGGCATCAGCAGTGCCGCTGCCCGCCTCCAGCCGTATGGCCTGTGCCATTGCGTATTCCGCGATCCTGCGTAGTCGAGCATTGACCTCTCTCTCAATCATCCTGCGCTGCGTCAGATCACGAGTGCATGCCGCTGCCAGTCCCGCGAACTCGCTTCGCACGATCCCGCTGATGTTGTCGATCATTTCGTCGTAGGCGTCGAGTGGCACCAGCCGCGACAGGCGCTGCATGGTGCGGATTTCAATTTCGCGTGCCTTGGCATCGCGCATGCGACTGTCGGCGGCAGACTTCGTTGAGCGGCGTTCGTCGTCGCGCAAAAACTTGATGTAGCCCGCGCATGCCTCGGCCAGATCGTAGGTGCCGCGCGCCACGGCAGTGAACCAGCCGCCATTGACCAGTTGCGAGATGCGCGCCGTTGTCACACCGAACACCTGCGCCAGCCTGCCGCTTTCGACGTATCTGGCAGTGTCGCGCTGATACTTGACGTACTCGCGCACGATGTCCTTCAGCCAGAAGCGACCGGGACCGGCCTCGGTGATGACGCCCGCCTTGACCAGTTTTGTCAGGTCGGCAGGACGCTCGATCAGAAGCAATAAAAGTGCCTGTTCAAAGGTGACCATTCCAGCCTCGGTTTCAGCCATCTGGCTAACCCCATGATCTGATGGAACAAAACGGGTACGGCCTGCGCCAGCCGCATAGGCCCCCTGAAGCCCAAAAGCGAAGCATGGCTTTACTTTCGTCGGTGCGGCGCGTATCACTTGGGAACGGTTCGGCGCACCGCCGACCCGCGAAACAGGAGACGAAAATGGACGCCACGCTTTCTGCCCGTACCTTTGGGGTTGAGTTCGAAGTCATTCTCCCCCGTACCTTTTCCCGCCCAACAGCGGCAGCGGAACTGTCCCGCCGCATCGGCAAGCCGGTTGATAGCACGTTCGGTGCCACCGGTCGCAATTGGGCCATCCACTCTGACGGTTCGCTTCGCGGCGACGGCACGGCCCTTGAGTTCGTGTCGCCCTCCAATCCGCCGCTGCGCGGTGAGGAAGGGCTGGCCGAGGTTGCCGCCGTTGCCAACGCTCTCCGCGACATGGGCGCGGTTGTCAACGAAAGCTGCGGCACTCACGTCCACCTCGGGGCGCGCGGCGAGCCGCTGACGTTTTTCAAAAACGTGATCAAAATCTACGGTCGCTTTGAGCGCGCGATTGATGACGCGATGGCGCTGTCCCGCCACGGCAACGACGCATACTACGCAAAGTCTGTCGCCCGCATCACGTGGTCCGAGATTGACCGTGCGTCAACCCTCCCTCAACTGTCACACGCGATCACGCGGTCGTCCGGCGCATCGGCTGACCGCTATCACAAGGTGAACCTGACTGCCCACGCGAAGCACGGCACTGTCGAGTTTCGCCAGCACGGCGGCACGGTTGACGGCGGCAAGATTGCCAACTGGATCATCCGGTTGCTGCAAATCTGCCAAGCGGCGAAAGAGGGCCGTGTCGGTGCCGGTGCGCAGATCGCCAGCGACTACACCGCGTTCGCCCGCAAAACCCGCATCGTGATCGAGATGATCAGCCGACCGGAAGGCGCGACCACGTGGGAACTGTGCCAAGCGGCAGGCGCACAGCGCATGGGCATCAAGCGCCACGCGCGAATTGCTGGCTTCCAATATCTGAAGCGCGGCAAGCGGTACTTCATGTTGCGCGGCAACGAAGCGGTTGCTGCCACTGTCGCCTCGACTGCCGAAGGTCTTGACGAACTGCTGAACGCCACGCCCGAGCAGCGCGAATTCTGGAAAGCGCGCCGTGAGGCAATTGCAGCGGTGCGCGCCCGTCGCGCCCGCTAATCCCGAAACCGAAATTGTTGGAGCAAGCCATGTTGTACTTTGCCTACGGTTCAAACCTGAACCTCGACCAGATGGCTCGCCGCACTCCTGCGGCGATGCCGGTCAGCCCCTACGTCCTGAAAGATTGGAAGCTGGTGTTTCGCGGTGTCGCGGACATTGTCCCGGCTGAAGGCGAAACTGTGCAGGGCGGTCTGTGGGATTTGACGCCCGAGTGCGAAGCCGCCCTCGACCGCTATGAAGGCTTCAATGCCGAACACCCCAACAGCGGCATGTACCGCAAGGTGTACCTAGAGCGCGGCGATCTGCCGAACGGCGAAACCACGGTCATGATCTACGTGATGCGCTCAACCGGCATCTATCCCCCGAGTGCTGGCTATTTTGATGGCATCAAAGTTGGCTACCGTCACTTCGACCTGCCGGTTGCGCCGTTGTTCACCGCGCTTGAAGCCAGCTACGATGACAAGGCTCCATCGCATATCGAGCGGCAACGGATGCGGCGCAACGGACGCCCGCGCCTGAAGGAGCGCCCGAGCAACGCCAGCGAACCGGCGAAGCCAGCGCAGCCAGTCAAAGCCGCGCGCAAGCTGTCGAAGGCAGAGCGCAAGGCAATCCATCGTGCCAACGCGCGGCACAGCCATGATCCGTGGGCCGACACGTCATGGGGTTCGAAAAAGCAAGCTGGCAAGCGTGTCGAGCAGCGGCAGAAAAGTCTCGATGAGTGGCTGGCGGAAAAGTATTTCCACGGTGAGAGGTTCTGATGCCACGCAAACTCGACAATACCGATTTGCAGGTCGCCCACGCTTGGATCGGAGAAATCCGGTCCAAGCTGACCGCCTATGCCGGTGACGACCGCGAACTGCTGTTTCGGATGCGGCGGAAAATTTCGCGGGTCCTTGTGAACGATGAGCGCGGCAATCCAGCCGACCGCAAGCGACTGAAGGAAAAGAAATGGCGCTTGCAGAACGGCAGGTGCCAGTTCTGCGATCAGGCCATGCCGATCAAGGGCAGTCACCTCCATCGCCACAAGGCGATTGACGGATACACGGTCGAGAACACCGACCTTGTCCACGCCGAATGTCACCACCGGCAACAAGACGAAGTGGGGTATGTCTGATGCCAAACCAGAGAACCTGCGGCACCTGTACGCTGTGCTGTCGCCTTGTCCCCGTTAAGGACAAAGACCTGACCAAGCCAGCGAACCAACGCTGTCAACATCAGTCGGCGGTCGGCTGTCGTATCTATGCCGACCGTCCGTTCTCCTGTCGGCACTGGTCGTGCCAATGGCTGCTTGGTGCCGACCTGCCGCAGCGTCCAGACTTCTCGCACTACGTTGTCGATCCGATGCCTGACTTCGTGACCGTGACCGACGATGAGACTGGCGAGGTGACACAGATTGCGGCGGTGCAAATCTGGTGCGACCCGGAGCATCCGGACGCGCACCGCGATCCTGCGCTGCGGCGCTACATTGAACGGCTGTGGGACGAACGCGGCTCACTGATCGCACTGATCCGCTACGACAATAAGATCAATGGCATTGCGCTGTTTCCGCCGCAGTCAAACTCCACCGGCAAATGGCTGGAGAAAACTAGCAACATGACGCGCGAGCCGGAACACTCGCTTACGGAAATTCTGAAGGTGATAGGCGGCGAAAATTAAACCGCGACCGGCACAATGCTGCTCGCAAATTTGGAGGATGGAGTGATGGCACAGATGTCGATGCACCCGCGATGGACGTTGCAACTTGACAACGATGAAATGAAATTGGTGACGCTTGCGCTCGCCGGAAAACTCAAGACGGTCGAGCAACAGACGGAAGCCAAGGTTCTGCTGGAAGCGATGACGCGCCAGCGTCTCGCAGTCGCGACAGAGCAAACCGAGACGTTGCAGCGATACCTGCCAACGTCAGAGTGAGGCGACGGTCGGCAGCGTGTCTGCCGACTATCGCTGCACTTCCGCAGCATGAAGGAGCAAGCCTATGGAAACTTTTATCAAGGTTGCCGTCGCACTCGCAGCGTTGTCTGCGCCCGCAGCGGCACAAGACACCTGCATCCCGCGCGAGTGGACGATTGCCATTCCCGCGAAACACTGGAAAGGCCCACCGCTTGTCAAGCTGCCAGCACGGCCCGCTGACAAGTGCCGACCAACCGAAGCCTTCGCCAGCGACAACGTGCTGCCATTCGCGTGGGGCGGTGATCTGCCGAATTCGACGGCATGGCTGAAGCTGACGCCGCCACCTGCGGTGTGGCCGGTCGAGTGAGCGCAATGCTGTCGATCTACACACTGCCGCGCGTCCCCGGAGCAACGGAGACGCGCGAGTGGGTCACGTTCTGCCACAGCCGCGATCCGTTCGTGGTCATTGGCTATGAAACGCTGCGGTCCACAAGCCGCTGGAATGCGGTCGAGCGAAAGAAAAAGTTCTGTGTGTCGCTGTACCGGCGCAATCGGCACGGCACCCTCTACCACTACGATGAACGCTACTACACGCTTGAGCGGGCACAGCGCGAAGCTGCCCGCATTGCAAAACAGGAGCACGGTCGATGATGAAGTTCGCAATTCTGCCCGCTCTGGTGCTGGCGTATTCGTGCGGCACCGGACAAGCGCAACAGACAACGGTGTACGGCAAGGATGGCAAGGTGCAGAACCGCATCACCACCGATAGCCAAGGTTCGCGCACGATCTACGACGCGCAGGGCCGCGTCAGCGGTCGCACGGCAACCGACAGCCAAGGCACCACCACGATCTACGACGCCAGCGGCAGCAAGGTCGGCACCATCGTCCCCAAGGCAGGTGTGCGATGAACGTGCGGCAACTGATCGAACAGGAAGTCGCAACGTGGGAGCAGTTGAACCATCCTGCGTTGTTGCAGCGGTTCGTCCTGCGTAACGGCAAACCATTTACCCCGGCCAAGCGCATCGGGCGCAAGCGCAAGGCGAAAGAGTGCTTCTGCAACGCCACCGAGTTTGTCGTGCGCAACGGCGGCACCTATGTCGAAGGGCTGGTGATGAACCGGAAAATTCCGTGGCTGATCCACCATGCGTGGGTGACGATGGGCGGTGACGACGCGATGGACCCGACGCTCAATGCCGAGAACTACGAATACTTCGGCGTGACGTTCCAGCGCGGCGTGCTGACCGCCGAACTCGTGAGCAACAAGGTGTACGGGCTGCTCGATCCCGGCCTTGGAATGAACACGCGCCTGATGTTTGCGCTCGACCCGGAACTGAACACAATCTGCGACACGATCATGGCCCGCAGACGACAGAAGGAGACTGCGTGATGAAGCAGGACAAAACTGTCGTGGCCTATCATGAGGCTGGTCACATCGTCGCTGCGATTGCACTCGGCTGGCGCATACGCAAGGCATCGCTACGGGAGACACGCGAAACGCTTGGTTCGGTGATCACGCGCTCACCGCGCATTAAACCGCATGGCTATCGCTGGCCCGACCCCGGCATGGGCAATGCCATCATTGCGCTTGGCGGCATCTTTTCGGAGTTGCTGCACCGCCCGAGAACTCCCAAGCAGATCAGGCGAGCATGTGATGAGGAATGGTCTGATGACATTGAAATTGCCTACCGCGCGCTGCATCGCGCCGCGCGACCAACGCGCAGCGTCGGCATCGCCCGCACTCAGGCGGCGCAGATCATTGGCGAGAATAAGGGCATGGTGCGGGTTTTCGCCAAGGCGCTGCTCAAGCACAAGCACCTGACCGCTGCACAAATCGAAAGGATCATGACGTCATGACGAACTTTGCTCGCGCTGCGGCGGAAAAAGGCTATGGATTTCAGAGCCTCAGCGGGGTGACCGTGACGCACGATAAATAAGTAAAGCATTCCTTTACAAACGGTAGCTGGATGACTACCGTTCCCGCCGTCCCTCGGGACCGACAGTCGGGAAAGACCGGCACTTTCGAAAGGAGTATCTGATGAAGAAACTTCTGCTTGCTGCCGTCCTCACGCTGGCAACATCTGTCGGTGCGATGGCGGATACCGTTTCCAACTTGGGGACCAACCCCACGTCCGGAGCCGGTGCTTTCTCCAACACCAACCCCGGTACTGGAATTGGTGGCTCTGGACTGTTTGCTGACACCTACAATTTCGATCTTGTCGGCAGTCAAATCCTGACCATTGCGTTCGCCGTCAACACTTTCGCTAACGGTGCTCCGCAATTCATCACCAACTTCACCGGCACGGTGTTCAATGACGGGCCAAACAATGTGCCGGGAGGCGGCGATGACTTCGCCGTCCTCGGTCCAGAGTTGGCGGTGGCTTGTATCGGCATTCCGAGTTGCCAAGTCTTTGGCGGCTCGGCACTGCTTCCCGGTGGCAGCTACTACCTGCTGATCACCGGCGATGCGGCTGTCGATGCCGGTTATGGCGGCAACTTGAGTACCGCAGAAACGCCATTGCCCGCAGCCGTCTGGCTGTTCGGCAGCGGCCTTGCCGGTCTTGGCTTCCTTGCCAAGCGTCGGCGCAAACAAAAGGCGCAGCCCGCTTTGGCTGCGGCTTAGTTCTCGGCACTCAAACCCGGAGTGTATGTGGCAGTGGGTGACAGCCCGGAGAGACGGGTACACTTTGCAAAGTATGTTCCTGAAAGGACCAAAAAATGAAAGCATTGATGGCAACGCTGGTCGCCGCGACCGCGCTGCTCGCCACTACAGCGGCACAAGCTGCCACGTTCACGCAGAGCGATTTTGCGGGGACCGGCAGCTTCGGCACGGCGACGGCAGCGTGTCAGAACGCTCTCTGCACTGACGTTCACGTTGACGTCAACATGGACCCAAACATCCTGTTGCAGACAGGCTCGCACTTCCT